AACCCTTATGCATGCCATTCTAGCAACTATTGCATGTTGTGCTGGAACCAGGGGCATAGCACTAGTTGGAATAACAGTTCCTTCGCTTGCTCTAATCATATCTATAATCCATCTCTTTATTGAAAGTATTGATAGTTGATATATGAATTCCTTATCAACACCTGTAGTGACTCTTAGATTACTTTCCATATTATTAAGAGTGGCTTTGTACTCATTATACCTTATATTCTCAAGGAAAGTGTTTCTGAACTCTGCGTTAAAATTGTGATCCATAGGCGCTGCTGGCCAGTTCACGAATGGCATGTTTGGACCGAGAGACATTGAGCTTGGTTCAAACATGATTGGTATAACACCATCCTCGTCTAGTATGCTTATTTCAGTTCTTACAATACATTCTACAAACTCTGACCGTAAGACAGGATAAGTCCAGAAAATATTGTAGCTAAGAGCTCTTGCTGCCTCCAGATATGTAGTTCTATCACCTCTGTCCAGTGCGTACACGTAATCACTAGTCTCCCCAACAAATCTTGCATCAGTTAACGAATGGTACATTCTTGGCATATAGAGAGAAACGTCTATAGATCCTGAGCTAGATCCAACTCTTCTATGTTGCCCACGCAATATGTCAGCTGGTATTTCAGGGAGGTCTATTCCAACAGCTCTACCGAAGAGTCTAACAAGATCAACACTTTCTGGGCTGGCAGTAATCACCCTAGAAGCCAGATCGGCAAACTTCTTCATAAGCTTAGTTCTGATGTCACCATTACGTTCAGCTATCCATGACAGACTTGAGAAGTCAGTAGGCCAATGTACTCTAGGCTCTCTGTACGGAGCTGATCCAATTGACTTTGCCTTAGGGACATGTGTAGTTACTATTAAATCTGGGTTTTGACCGGGAATCGTCAGAAACAGCTCTGACCTAGGGCTGGGCCTGATCCGTTTTAGATTACAGTTAGGGAAGGCTTTAGCAGTTAGATGTGCTGTCATAAGTGCAAGATCATATGTGGATGATTCTGGGAACAAAATGCTATTTTTCCAGAAGTTGATAGCCCTTGCAACATTTCGAGTGTCCTCTGCTTGAAATCTCTTGATATCTGCCCTCCTAAGGAGACGGATGGCTGATGAACTCTTCATGAACGTCATAGTTTCCATATAAGAAGCAAAGTCAGGTGTGGCTTTAAGAAGAACCCCCATCATACGTATATCGAGATTTGTTGCATTAGTACACAAGAGGCTTATTTTATCATCTAGAGATTTAGGTATGGCCCTAGTTGTGAGAAGAGTTGTTGCACCATGCCTGTCGACAGCTAATTTTATAGCATCAGACATAACTCCATATCCACTTATACTCGAATATTCAGTGATAAACCTAGAACCTTTTAGAATAGCGCTAGCAATGCTTTTAGCTTTTCTTGACGAAGTTAAAAGTGCATTGACAACAGCAGAACAACTAGTTGGGTCAGTCCTCCTAAGTAGCATAATGTCAGCCAGTATTTCTGCATCAGGCTCAATTGTGGTCCTGATCGTCATTTCATATGGTGATGTTAATCTAAATCCACCAGCTGATGATGGCATAATAAAGATTGCCTCCTCAACTGCAGGCTGATATATGTCAAAAAACCTCTCTAGTTTCTCTGATGCATAAACATGCTTAAGCACATATGCTATCATAGGATTGCCACCTGCTTTAACTAGAGCATCTGCTTGAGCTTGAATCACTTCTATGTCTGAGTGTACAGTTGTTAACCCAGTTGTCCCTCCTTTCTTACCCATAGATGATACTTCTTTGATCCACGTATTTATAAGTTTCCCTTGATAACAAACATCACCTAGATATTCCCACACTTGTTCTGATACAATCGTCTTTGAAATGTGGAATACAAGCCCACACTTAAGATACATTGCCTTTATGTTGTTTATAACACCCCTGACAGCAAGCCTATCTACACCAATCCTGGCATAGAAAAGCAAGAGCCCGTCATCACTGAATGTCAAAAGGTTGCCTTTAAGCCCTGTGGAGTCAAGAGCCATCTCCATAACAACAGCATGTATTGAAGACCATATGAAATTGAAGAAACCTTCAAACCCTCCCTTAACCCCTGTAATTACATCAAAATAACCTCGTGTATTATGTATAACAATTGATGCTCTAAAGACAA